TTGAGTTATCCCGGCAGGATGCCAAAAACATAAAAAGGATGCGAAAAAACCTGATCAATATGGCGGCATTGATCGAGCAGGAACTACTGCGCCGGGGGGAGAGTTTTTAATGTCCAGGAGCATCCTGCAGGACAAGCGTGGCGGAGAATGTTACCTCTGTAACATGCTGCTGGGAATAGACAGCCCGGCGGCCAGCCGGGAGGAGCACCATGTAATGCACGGCACAGCCAACCGGCGACTGGCCGAGCATTATGGCCTAAAAGTCTATCTCTGCCCCTACCATCACCGTATCGGTCCACAGGCGGCCCATAGATGCCGCCAGACAGATATCATGCTAAAACGGGCCGCCCAGAGGGAATTTGAGCGAAAATACAGTCGCAAGAAGTGGATGGAAGTCTTTGGGAAGAACTATCTGGATGCTGCCCAGGCAGCAGGCCAGGAACCAGCATACGGGGACACCGGGGCGGCAGCAGGCGGACAGCCCGCCGCAACCTGTAAAAATCAACAAAACCAGCCTTGTAGTCAACTAAATATATCACAAAATACGCCACCGGGATTCTACTTCCTGCAGGATCTCGGGAAGGAGGGACTATGAAGATATCAAAATTTGTACAGACCATAAAGAGCACAGGCCAGTGTGCCGTGATCCATGTGCCCGGGGAGATATACCTAAGTACCGGGTGGAGCATTTACAAGGCCCCGGAGTTACCGGATATCACCGGCATACCCCAGATTGCCGCCGTGCTGGACATTGAACCCAAGAAGTTAAAAAAGATCGTTGTACAAGAGGAATATTGCAAGGACAAGGCAGATATACTTGGCTTTGATCTCAGCGAAAACCCGCCCGAGGAACTGGAAGTAAGCAGAATCCCGGTGGCGGCAGTAGTTGGAGAAAAAAATTTCACAGCATTTCTCTGTCACGACAACGGGGAGATGATTTTCTTTGATGAGTCGCTGCTGGATCCGATCAAAGATAGGATCAAAAAGGAGGATGCCTATATAGACTATACAGCCAGGATACACCCTAAAGGCCACAAATACATCATAGTTAAGGATGGTTTCGAAGTCCTGGCCGCAATCCTGCCGGTGAAAGTATTATCAGACGAATATATAGAGAATCTCAGAGAGTTTTACATTCGATGCGATGAACAATACAAATGGCAGCAGGCCGTTGCGGCCACAGAAGAGAACAGCATTCAGGAGGAGGTCCGAGAGGGGAATGAGTAACCTGAGATTTAGCGATAGTGATCTGGATCGCATGGCATCCAGACCCAATATAAGCGCAATGCGGATAGGCCGCACACAGCCGTATCATCTGACATACGCCAGGGCCCACAGAGGAGATGATGTACTTAATCCGCATCTGCCCAGCGATCGCCGCAGAGGAGGAAAACGTGAAAAACAATAAATGGAAATCCCGCAGGCAGCAGGCCAAAGAGGCCCTTCAATCTGCCCTGCTGGCACCCCTGTACATAATAGCCTGGATCATATGCATTCTGGTGGTCGTGTTGCTGGATCTGGCATGGAGAATTGAGAGGAGAATGAATTTATGAGTAGAGTATTACCCATTTTATTTAACACCGACATGACGGAGGCGATTTTGCAGGACCGCAGGCGGCCGTAGAAGCGCTGGGGTTCGATCTGCGAAAACTGAATGAAAAACAGGAACGAATGGAAAAAGAATTCAAAGAACTTTAATGGCGAGTAGAAAAGGAGGAACACGATTATGTTCGAAGAGGATGAAATAGAAAAAATAAAGCCCAGATGCCAGGGTTGCGAGCATAGAAAACGCGTATATGCCCAGAGCGACTTTTCATTTTGGGGATGTTATCATCGTCCATATACTGGCAAATGGGTAACAGAGATAAAAAATTGTCCCAAAAAAAATGAGCAGTAGATCAAAATGGAGAAAAAATAATGAAAAATGCGATAAATACTGAATGCGAAGAGCATTCCTACAAAGAAGCAGAAAAGCAGCGCATAGAGGAATTCCGGGAGGCAGCAGGCCACGTATTTTCTGCAAACATGATCAAGGAAATGAAAGATATGGGATTCTTCCTCTGTCCGGCCAGCCTGGGACACCACGGGGATCACATCGGCGGCTTATACGATCACAGTATGGCAGTGCTCCGGGCGCTGGAACAACTCACCACATGCCTGGATCTGTCCTGGCAGCGCAAAAAATCACCGATCCTGATAGCCGTATTCCACGACTGGGCAAAACTGCAGGATTATATCCAGATCGGGACGGGCAGAGAGATCCAGTACATTCACAATACCCACAAGACCCTTCACGGCCATGGGAACATAAGTGTCATAATGGCATTGCAATTTCTGCAAAACCACATCAGTGCCTCCAAATTAACCCAGGAAGAGATCGCCTGCATCAGATATCACATGGGAGCATTTGTCAAAGACCGGGACGAGTGGGGCTGGTACACAGATGCCATCAAAACATTCCCCAATGTGCTCTGGACGCACACGGCGGACATGATGGCGTCTCAGATCACAGGGGTATAATCGGCGGAGGGAGCATAGCCACAAAGGCTAAGTTGCACCGGCGCAACTACAAATCTATAATATGACGCCCCGATGGCAGCAGGGGCCTGGGAGGAGAGCACCAAGTGGAAATGACCAAAAAACGCTTAGAAGCATACAGGAGCGAAACGCGGGAGATCGAAGAACTAAAAAGCAAACTCAAAGCCCTGTCCCTGGAGAATTACACCGGGAATGATGTGATCCTGGATTACCGCAGTGGATTTCCTATTCCACGGGCCGTGATGGGTACGGATGTAGACGCATATCAAGCACGCAAAGAGCGTCTCCGGGCAGAAATCTCCCGATTAGAGCAACGATGCCTGGAAACAGAGCAGTGGATACAGGATATCCCCGACAGTGTTACCAGGAGGATTTTCAGGTTATACTTTGAGGAGGGCCAAGGGCAGCAGGCTATAGCCAAACGCCTGCACGTGGACAGAAGCTATGTCAGCAAAAAAATCAATAATTACATAAAATGCGAATAAATTATCGGAGAAAAGCCCCTTGGTTTTTCTCCGGTTTTCCTACTAAATAATTTATTATATATACATCAATATGTACAACATAAAACAAAAATAGATTGACAAATAATACATAAAGGTGTATTATGAAGAAAATAGCCATAAGGGAAGTGATGAAATGGGAGATAAGAGGAAAAATGTATATAGTGGTTCTGTTTCATACGACAGATTGTGGGAAACCATGAAAAGAAGGGGGATAACAAAACAGGACCTAAAGAAAGAGAATTTTAATCTATCGCCTACGCTGGTTAATAGGCTTGTCAAAAATGAGAATGTGGCAGTAGATACGATCATGTATTTGTGTGACAAGTTAGATTGCCAGCCCTGCGACATCCTGGAATACAAAAAATAAATACACAAATATGTATTTTCATATTGACAAAAGATACACAAAGGTGTATACTATAATTAGTTCAAGAGATAAGGACTAATAACCCGGGAGGGAGAAAGGAGAGTACATGGAAGCCATGACAGACAAACAGTTTGATAAAATCTTTCAGATGTTCGAAATGATTCTTGAAGGCTGCAAGGATTTAGACGATGCCAAAAGAAAAGTCAAGGAACTTCGGGACGACAAGAAGGAGAAAGAAAAGGCTGAATAAATCAGACAGGAGAGATGAAAAGGGGCGGCAGACATAAGCCGCCCCCTTTTCATAAGATACAGAGAAGAAAAAAGTCAATAAAAAATAAAAATGGCACACAAATCACACAAATCACATTTATAATATAATCCAGAGGACCCAGCAAAAAGTTCTCTGCGTAACTCTCCGAACAGCGCCAGGCATACCCGCCTGGTGCTTTTGATTGCATTAATCCAGGAGGCAAAAATGGCACAGGAATGGGCAAGAAATTTTTATAAATCTTCTATGTGGATACGATGCCGTAACGCATATATACAGCAACGCATAGCGACAGACGGCGGACAATGCGAAGAATGCCACAATAACCCTGGCTACATTGTGCACCATAAGACGATTCTGACAGCAAACAATATATCAAATCCAGATATCAGCTTAAACGCTGATAACCTAGAATATGTCTGCAAAGATTGCCACGATCTGTTTGACGGACACGGGGTTCATCATGCAATAAGCCCTCTTTGCCGATTCGATGCAAGCGGCCAACCAATATCGTTGAGAGAGATTGATAAAATACCATCGCGTGCCCTCCCCCCTAATTCTGGGGATGGCATGACTAATTTCGGACCGTCGGCCAACTTTGATTTAGCACACAGGCCAACATAAGGGGGGTGTGGTATCCATGATAACGGACAGAGAATTTGAAAAAGAACAGATTCGCCGGGAGGCCGAATATGACAGTATTTCCAGTTATATGGATAAAACTAAGCGGATTAAAAAAGAGTTGAACCGATTGAAAAAATTATTCTGCGAAATAGAGGAAAATAAAAAGAAATTGGTGCAGGCAACAATGGAGGACGTGGCTTTCCTGACAGTCACCATGCAGGACCTAAGAGAAAACATCAACCGTGATGGTACAACGGTGGAATATAAAAATGGGGAAAACCAATACGGAACAAAGCAAAGTCCAGATGCGCAACTTTATCTGCAAATGTCCCAAAAACAGACCCAGGCAATGAAGATCCTGGTCGACTGTATGCCCAAAGCCGTCAAGACGGATGCTGCATCAAAAGAGGATGATTTTGACGAGTTTGTGGCCGGACGGGAGGATGCGTGATCAAGTATCCGGCGGATTATAACCCTATTGCGGAATACTGGCAGCAGATACAGAGCGAAACGGTAATCGTGGGAGACAAGATTCGCCGCACCTATCAAAAATTAGCATACGACCAGGGGAATCCGGGAGAATACTTCTACAGCCATAAAAGAGCAAATCATGTAATCGAATTCTTTGAAAATTATTGTCACCACAGCAAGGGAAAAGCTGGAGGTCAGCGGATCAGGCTGGAGTTATGGGAGAAAGCCATGCTTGCGGCGATATTCGGTTTCATAGATCGCGAAGGGAACCGTAAATACCGGGAGGCTATATTGATCGTGGGTAAGAAAAACGGTAAATCTCTGATTGCGTCCGGCGTTGGGCTGTATATGCTTGTGGCAGACCAGGAGCGCGGGCCAGAAGTTTACGCCGTGGCTACAAAAAAGGATCAAGCCAAGATCATATGGATGGAATCTAAGCGCATGGTTGGAAAAAGCCCTAAACTACGAAAGCGCATCAAACCGCTGGTGGCAGAGCTATCCTCAGAAAGCTATAACAATGGCACATTTAAGCCATTGGCATCTGACAAGGATACACTGGATGGGCTAAACGTGCATTGTGGCCTGATGGATGAAATACACCAGTGGAAAAATGGAAAGGCCCTATATGACATCATAGCCGATGGAGTGACAGCTAGGGAACAGCCGTTGATTCTGATTACTTCCACTGCCGGGACGGTTAGACAGGATATATATGACGCAAAGTATGAGGAGTCGGAAAGATTAATTAACGGATATTTTGATCCTAACGGTTACAAAGACGATCATTTAATAGCGTTTGTCTATGAACTGGATGCCCGGAAGGAGTGGACAGATCCCGCATGCTGGCAAAAAGCAAACCCTGGACTGGGAACGATAAAAAACAGGAAAGCACTGGAGGCAAAAGTCGCTAAAGCCATGGAAAATAACGCTCTGGTAAAAAATCTGGTGTGTAAGGAGTTTAATATCAGAGAGACATCCTTTGAGGCGTGGCTGACATTTGAACAGATAGACAATCAGGCGACATTTGATATAAAACAGTTAAAGCCCCGATACGGCATAGGAGGCTGCGATCTGTCCAGTACAACGGATCTGACAAACGCAACCGTGATATTTATGGTTCCCGGAGATGACCATATTTATGTTTTACAAATGTACTGGATCCCCGAAGATATGGTGGAACGCAGAGTAAGAGAAGATAAAATTCCGTATGATCTATGGATACAACAGGGATGGTGCCGCACCTGCCCGGGGAATAAGATACATTACAAGTTTGTGGTGGATTGGTTTCTGGAATGTCAAAATGAATTGGATATTTATTTGTATAAATGCGGATACGATGAGTGGTCTGCAACGTATTTCGCTGAAGACATGAGGCACAATTTTGGGCAATCGGTTATGGAGCCAGTTAGACAGGGCAAAAAGACATTATCCAGCCCCATGAAGTCAATGGGTGCCGATCTGGAGAAAAAACGAATCATATATAACAACAACCCAATTCTGAAGTGGTGTTTGACAAATACTTCTGTAGACGTGGACAAAAACGACAATATTCAACCCTGCAAAGGAAATCAAGGAACCAGAAGAATTGACGGAATGGCCGGATTGCTGAATGCCTACGTGGAACTGGAGAACAATTTAGAAGAATATTTGAGCATGATCTAAGGAGGCACAATGGGATTATTTAGAAAAAGGGAACCTACTGCCAGAACAAATGAAAAAGAGAAAAAAGAGATATTACAGATGGTCACTACTTGGGGCGAGAATTATTACTCGTGGAATCGGCGACTGTATGACAGCGATATTATCAGATCCTGCTTGCGACCAAAAGTAAAAGCAATCGGGAAATTGGTTGGAAAGCACATACGGGACGGAGATGGTGACCTGAAAGTGAATCCGGATGCGAATATCAGGTTTTTGCTGTCAGAACCCAACCCGCATATGACCGGGCAGCAATTCCAAGAAAAAGTAGCAACCCAACTGTGCCTGAACAATAATGCATTCATACTGGTTATTCGTGACGAAAACGGAAAACCGCTGCAGCTATACCCGATCCCGTGCGTATCCTGCGAAACGGTATACCAGGATAACGAGCTGCTCTTGAAATTTCACTATCGAAATGGAAAGAGTGGTACTTTCCCATATGAGCAGATCATACACTTGCGCCAGGATTTCAACGAAGGGGATATATTCGGTGAAAGCCCCGCGAAAGCTATAACAGCAATGATGGAAGTCATTGGGACGATCGACCAGGGGATTATTAAGGCTATAAAAAACAGCGGTATAATTCGATGGCTTTTGACTTTCAACAACTCCTTACGTCCCGAGGACATCAAGGAGAATGTCAAAAGTTTTGTTGATAATTTTCTGAGCGTTGAAAGTGATACATTCGGGGCCGCAGGAACCGACTCAAAAGCCAATGTGACAAGAATCGAACCGAAAGACTATGTACCCAATGCTCTGCAAACAGAAAAAACAATCAACAGGATCTATTCGTTTTTTAACACAAACGAAAAGATCATACAATCGCGCTGGACGGAAGATGAATGGAATGCATACTATGAAGCGGAAATTGAGCCATTGGCAATTCAGCTTGGTTCTACATATACTGTACGACTGTTTTCCCGTAAGGAGAGAGGATTTGGAAATCGAATTGTCTTTGAGGCCAGTAATTTGCAATGCGCCAGCCTTCAGACAAAATTAGGCTTCCAGGCTATGGTAGACAGAGGCGCAATGACTCCGAATGAATGGAGAGCCACAATGAACATGGCGCCCCTGCCGGGCGGCGATGCACCGATCCGTAGACTGGACACACAGGTAGTAAATCTGGCTAGGGAAATTCTTGCCAAAATGGACGGAGAAAATGGTGCAATGATGGCGGGACTAATCGCACAGTTGTTTAAAATAGCGGAAAGGAGAGAAGATGAAACAACGATTTGACCTTCGGGGAGCGATGATCCCTAATAATTACAAATGGTATTATGATTGGCTTGGGGAGGACAGCACTTGCCCGGCGGACCTTCAGAAGATCATGGACACATTTCAGCCGGGAGATGAACTGGAGGTATATATCAATTCTCCCGGCGGCGTGATTGATGTAGGGTCCGAGATTTACACAATGCTGCGAAGTCATGCAGCAGATACAAAGATATACATAACTGGAGAGGCGTGCAGCGCTGCGTCAATAGTTGCCATGGCGGCCTACTGTGAAATGTCGCCTACGGCTTTGCTTATGGTGCACTGCGTTTCTTCTGTGGCAGCAGGCAATCATAACACCATGGAAAAATCCGCTGAGATTCTTCGGACGGCAGATCGGGCGCTATGCAGCGCGTACACGACAAAGGCTGGAATGACACAGGAAGAGGCCCTGGATATGATGGAACATGAGACATGGCTGACGGCACAACAGGCACTGGACAGAGGTCTGATCGACAAAATTATGTTTGAGGATAATTCGCGCAATCTTCTGGTTGCTGGGCCCTTATTTACCCTGCCCACAGACGCTCAGATGGAAAAGGCCAAGGCCATGATACATAAGGATAAATCATCCGGGAATAATCCGGATGTTTTGTTATTACAAGCAAAACTGGATTTCGCACGACTGAAAGGAGAACCGAGAAAATGAACAGAAAAAAGTATTTGGCACAAAGAGAACAGCTGATGAATGAAGCACAGCGCCTGATCAACGAGGGAAATATTGAGGAGGCACAGAAGAAAATGCAGGAAGTTGAGTCGCTGGACGAGAAGTGGGACGCGATTGCCCAGGCCCAGGCTAATATGAATGCGCTGAATGCGGATCCCGTTTTTATCAACAGCTTAAAGACGGAATGCACAACCGAGAAAACAGGCGCACTGGAAACATCGGAGCAGGCGTGGGCATCCAAGGAATACGAGACGGCATGGGCCAAGAATATGATGGGGAAACAGATGACGTCCGAGGAGAAAAAGTGTTTCGAGATGGTAAATGAATCCTATACGCATACCACCAAGAATACCCAGATCGTTATTCCGGAGAATGTGTCAAAACGCATATGGGAGTTGGCTGGAGAGATGTATCCGTATTTTGCTGACGTCAGCAAGACATATGTCAACGGCACTCTGAGCATGATCCAGGAGAACACATCGTCTGATGCGGGATGGTATGAAGAATCGGACAGTACCGAGGATGGCAAGGAAACATTTCGCGAATTCCAGCTGAGCGGCTGTGAACTGGCCAGAACCATCACTGTATCATGGAAGCTGAAAGAGATGGCCATTGAAGAGTTTATTCCCTACATTGAGCGCCGAATGGCCAAGAAGATGGGAGCGGCTGCAGGCTATGGTGCCA